GGCCCCCTTCCAGGAAGGAAGGAGGTCAGCATATCCTAGTGTTAGCGCCCACTAAGAGGCGTGCTAGTGGTATTACCGCGTTTTCAGTTGCGGTTCCCAAGTAGCGAGTGTTTCCTGAGAGGGTTGATCACCCTGTGTCGCGCGGATCTCTCCCCGTCCAACTTACCCTCGAGAGGGGTCGGAAAGGTCGGTGCCGCGTGCCACGTTTTACTCAGGAGTCAGCAGCATGTCCCACGAAGTCGAAACATACAGTCACGGTTCCGGGTCGTATTCGGAGTTACAATACTCCTTGTATAACCGGGTAAAGCCTGCCTGCGTTCCGTACTTAGTCTCTGGGTACCCAAGGATCGAGAAGTCAGGTTACGTAACCTGGCCATCGTCCGAGGGTGGGCGGGATGCATCTCATCACACCTATTACGATAAGAAAAACAGGTGGAGAGATCCTACCCCATACTGGGCCTATCAGTTCGAAGTCGAAAGAGTCGTACCCAAGTTTTATAGGGTCGAATCGGCGTCGACTGCCGGGTGTACCGGACGTTATGACAAGAAAGTCTACGTTGGTACTGACGGGCGTTGCCATGACACATTTGGTAGCGTCAAAACAACACCTACCGTACCGCAGTACTTGATTGACTCGGCGAAGATTGGTTGTCTAAATGACTTTAAGACCAAGACCGTCGACCTTAGTCTCGTGTTTGCGGAGCGGAAGAAGACCGTTAACTTCGTTGTCGATTGCCTCCAGGGCGTTGTAGACGCCGCAAGGGACGTCCGTAAAGGGCGTATCCCCATGGCTGTTAAGCGCTGGAGAAACTTTCCCGACAAGTGGTTGGCGTATCGCTACGGCTGGCTCCCAATGGTTATGGATGCCTACGGAGCAGTTAAGGCTCTAGAGAGAGCCGAAGACGGCACCTATAGTAGGGCCGTGGTGACAGGTAAGTGCTATGAAGAGGTGGTGTCTGATTCCTCCGAGCAGAAGAACGTAACAGTGCGTTTTGGGCCATCCAGTGGATACCTATCCTACTGGGTGCCCGGAATTAAAAAGACGCAGCTGACACACTCTTGCTTTTACAGGATCGATGCCACTATCGATAATGGCACGTACTTAAGGCTACAAGACGTCGGTGTGACCGACCCCGTTAGCACCGCATGGGAACTGATACCCTACTCGTTTGTAGTGGACTGGTTCGTCAATGTCGGTGACTGGTTGGGTGCGGTCAACGCCTTGGAGGGATGGAACCCTTTAGCCTGCAGCCGGACTCTCGTGACCAAAGAAACCGTTACGGTTACCACCCAGACAGGGGGTACCTATCCGGTGACTCAATGGTTCGAGGGTGATAAGTTGGGAAGCACTGCATTCGCCTTCAAACGCGAACTGGACAGTTTCACTATCCCGACCCCGGTGTTTTCGAGAAAACCGCTAAATCTAACCCGCTTGGCCGACGGTTTGTCCCTCTTGGCAGGATTGCTAAAGGGCACGTCGACGGGTAGGTACGATCTGCGGCGCCTTCGTCTCTAGGCGTAAACTAGACGATGCTGGTGGTTGTACTCCTTCGTTAATCGGGCATGATGCCCTATGTGTGGGAGTCGGCTACTAAATCCTCAACACACCTCTTTACGAGGATATTATCTTGGCTAGCAATGCCGTAATCGTTCTCGCCGACGGCGAGAGCACCCCCGTTGACCACACGTTCCAGCCTGTCGCCATCAAGGACGGGTCGGTTGCCACTTACCAGAACAAGGCGCAAACCTTGGTGTCTGGCAGAGAGCAGCTGGTCCTGAAGATGAAGGCGAACGGGAAGGTGCGGACGGTTGATGTGCACCTGACGGTGCCCCGGGTGATGACCGAGACCATTAACGAGGTCGAGGTCTCCACTGTTCCGGACTTTGCCACGTGCAAGGCGACGGTTATCGTGCCAATCGATTGGCCCGTTCAGTCGTGTGAGAACGCGCGGACCCTCCTGGGTCAAGCGGTTCTTCATGCGGTTGTGGCGGCCATGGCCGACGACGCCGAGTTCGTCTGGTAGAATGCCCTCCTCAGATGAAAGGGTGGGTGATCGCTGCGGATTCTGCCGTTACAAGATGATACGGCGGAGTTTTGCAGCGGTTTACCTGCTCCTACGGAAAGGAGACACAGTGAGAGAACGCCTTAGGAGTCATCCATGCGTAATAGGCCTAACCCTCGTGTTGGTTTACGGAGTCCTGTGGATCCTGTCGAGCTCTTTCGCAGGCTTGCTCGTGCATTAAGCACCCCTCTGGGTGTTGACGAGCAGACGCCTGAGTCGATAGTCGACAGACCGATGCCTGATCTAAACGTCAGTAATTTTCGTGATGCTTACCTCTTAAAGGAAGTGTTGCGGAAGTACCCTGCGTTCGATTTGGGTGTCGACACAGAGGCCGCTGCTTTTGACGCGTTCTTCGCCGATGAGCAGCTTAACAGGGAAACGAACGACCGGTTACGTGGTTACAACGCGGAAGATCCGCGCGTTGAGCAAGTAATGTTTCTTGCTTCTCGGAAAATTGCCCACGTACTCGGCCGTTTCGACCCTGCGACATTCCTCGAAGGACTTCGGTTCGGTCCGGGAGCCACGCAAACGAAGAGTCGCCGCAAGGCGACCGTCGAATGGAAGCTCTCTGACACTTCCGCTGTAAGTCGAGTTGCTCGACCTATCTGGGAGGCATGCTACACGCAGCTCCCGGTGATGGAAGGGCTTATGGAAGCGTTTGGGGCCGAATGCCCCGAGTGTGACCACGAACGCCTCGACTGCGTTCCCAAGAACGCGAAAACTGGTCGGACAATAGGGATTGGCCCTGACTTCAATGTCATGATGCAGCTAGCGCTAGACTACTGTCTTCGTCGCAAACTGTTTCGAGCCGGTATCAACCTGTCAGATCAGACCATTAACCAGAACAGAGCCTATCAGGGCTCCATTACCGGGGATCTTGCCACAGTCGACCTAAAGTCGGCCAGTAACTCGATCTCTCAGGGACTCGTCTGGAAACTCATCGGCATGCAGCCGATCCAGGCGTTAGACCCTACTTGGTATCGCCTTCTCGAAGCCCTCCGGCTAGAGAGGTGTCTGGTGAAAGGGAAATATGAGCACGAGTACGAGCTCTTTTCGGCCATGGGGAATGGGTATACTTTTGCCCTAGAATCCCTGATTTTTTGGTCGTTAAGCTCGGCCGCGTGTTCGGTCTTGGGCGTCCGGGAGGATGTCACCGTCTACGGAGACGATATTATCCTGCCATCAGCCGCCGTGCCATTCCTGACGGAAACGTTTGGGTGGTGTGGTTTAAGGTTGAACCTCCAGAAAAGCTTTTGGGGGGGTAAGGAGAACGGTGCCATTTTCCGTGAGTCGTGCGGAGTGCACTACCTAAACGGACGAGATGTAACGCCTTTCTACGTTGATTCGCCACTCAAACGGGTGGACGAGGTGCTACTCCTAGCAAACAACATTGTGCGCTGGAGCAGGTTCCCCGGTTACGGCCGGGACCGACGGCTACTGCCGGTATGGTTGTGGGTTATCTCACATCTGCCGCGTGGTGTCCGAAAGTGCCGAATTCCCTTCGGGGAAGAGAACGATGGGCTGATATCGGACTTCGATGAAGCCTGTCCATCAACGTACAAGGATCCGGAGTGCAGTATGATTTGGGATTACAGGGTAAACGTCGTGAGACGTATTCACCTGGAAACCTTCTGCTGGGTTCCGTCCTTGCAGTATGGAGCGTGGCTCTACAACGCCGGCCAGAAGAGGTTCACACCTCCTAAAGTTGGTTATTGGTGGGACTCGCTGCCTACAGAACAGGATGATGAGGCGCCCCTTGAACAGGGCAACTTCGTCTTCCAGTTCCGGAAGCGTCACGTCGTAGATTGGCCTTTAATAGGGCCGTGGGTTGATGAAGACAACACCCAGTGCTTAACTGTGCTGGAGGCTTCGATCCTGTCAGAGTTGACGGGGAATCTGCCCACAGATTGATCAGTAGAAGACGGAGTGTCAATTTAGGTGGCTAATGGATCTTTGCCACCCCCCGCGCCGGGCGATTTGCCTGGACGGATAAACTCGACAGCAT